GGGCGGAGTCCGCTCTTGGAGCGCATGGACCGCGAATGTGCGGTGGTCAAGTGATTGACGACTCGGCCAACAGCTGTTCGACTGTCGGCTTTCTTGATGGAGCTGGTGAGGTAGCGACTGTAAATCACCCACTCGAGGAAAATCGCCCGGAAAGTCTGACGCAAGCAACGCATGTCGCCATCGCTTACGATCATCCGGGGGGCAGCAGGGCCGCTCGGTTTCACCTTCGCGATCTCGGTCTTGATGAACAAGCCCAACATCGGACACCGAGCGGATGCCTGGAAGCCCTTCATAGCTCTCTCCCACCGCTCATATGGCCATGAACGCGACTTCACGTTCTCACCGAATGGGTTGGGAAAGCTCTTCAGGAACTTCTTGAGTTTCTCCTCGGTGAAGAGACTTTTGATCGCTTTCTCAGCGGAATCCATGCGTGCTGCTTCGTCGGTGGTGAGTTTCCACTGGCGTTGCACTTCTGGATCCTTCAAAGAACGCTTAGCGAGCGCGACCGAGACATTAGCCAGAGTGTTGGCGGGAACGATTGCTTGTACGCTCCCCTCCATCATTCGATGACCGCCAACAACGTCTCGTTCTCCAGGAACGAAATCGTCGATGGGCTCTGGCATCAGCGTGGTCGGAATGGCGGTGTAGTGTGCACGAGACAAGGTGTCTGAAGGTGTGCCATCCACGGGTGAGTTGTGGATGCCGTCGGGAACGACGGCGGGGGTGACCTGCGGCGATACCTTCTCATACTTCCAGAAGACCTTCTGGGCGTTCATCGTACGAACAAGATCGGGAAGGATGCGCTCAAGGAGAGCACGTTTCCCGGGTTCGTAGCGAGCGCGACCAAGATGGGCACTGAGACCAAGAGGCATTGAATGTCCCTTAGCGTTCTCCATGTGAGTCAACTGGCGCGAGCATTCCTGTGCAGTCTCTACGGAGACATAGACGCGGATGCGAGCGCGTGGCTGACAAGTCACGGATTCACGGAAGATTGGGTAGGCATCGCGGAGGTTCGTGCATTGCGTGCAGCGTGCATGTGTGTAAACATACACATAGGCCGACGAGGTGTCGGGCCTCTTCTGCGCCTCAGCCACCTCAGTGGCGTGACAGCGATCACAGAGATCGATTGCCACCTGGTTGCCAGGCGCGCAAAGAGGAAAGAACATGACCGTAACGCGATGGGGAAGACGAAGGTGTTTCACCTTG